CTTCGGCGCGTCGAACTTGCTCTGTGATGCCGGGCGCGATGTTCCGCACGCCTGCAAGCCGTAGGCTATCACCAACACGGTGATGATCCATCCGGCTATCTTGGCTAGGCGGGTCATAGTCCAGCGTCGATGGCGTTGGTATCAATGGCCGTGAGATAGGAAGACCCTAAAGTCCCGCCCGTTCCGTATAACTGGAACGATACAGTTGCTGGGGATACCGAGGTGTTGATCGTGACAACGCCGACGTTATTGGCACCGCTGTACTTCCAGAACACCGGTCCGTTCACGGCATCGGCGGCTAAGGAAACAGGGGTCAAGAAGCTATCGCCTGACTGGTTGAACGGGGAGGACATGAACTCGTATCGCGCACGACCGGCATGTGTGGTCTTAAATGATCCGGCCCAATGCTGATCAGTCGAAATGGCGATCACGCCCGGTATGTCGTTTGTGTCGATGTAGTCCCAGATGTCATTCCGCTCCGTGCGATATCCGTTCGCTCCAGTAGGAACTTGGAAGGTGTCGTACACACCACCGAATGAGTCGCCTACCGTGTTGGCTGCGTAGCCGTGCATGGGCGTGGGCGTGCAGATTATCTTCACCTTGAACGTGGTCTTGTTCGCCAGCAGCCATGCCTTCAGAGCAGCGAGTTGCACGGATCCGAGATGCGTTTTGCTTCCGTTGTCCGTGTTGGCTTGTGGACTACGGAAGGAGCGTGAATCGATCACGAAAAATCCCACATCACCATACTGGAATGAGTAGTAAAGCTCGCCTGCTGTTGGGCTGTTGGGGTTCTGTGCCCCCTGATATTCCTGCATCGCCTGCTTCGCAGCGATGTAGATCGATGTCAGTGGGCCTTGATCATAATCGTTCGTGATGTCGTGATCATCCCACGCGGTGAAAATCGGCGTCGTCGTCCGCAAGGCCCTATACCGCGATGCGTAGTTGACGGTGCCTTTCAGGTGCGTTTGATGCTTGGTCCGGAATTGTGCAAGGGTGGTTGCGGTCGGACTCACATCCCCATAGATCAGGTCGCCAAGGTGCATCAGGAACCGGGTTCCAGCAGGGACCGCGTTGAATATGGTATCAGTACCCACCGTGCCGTAGTGCGCTGTGCAGGAACCAAACGCGAACGAGAATGATGTTGGCGTGCCATTCGCTACGAACGTCTTGAACGATGGGAAAGAGGATGTCGTCTGGATCATCCCGTTGATCACCAAAGCGTAGTAGTACGTGGTGTCGGGCGCGAGGTCCGTGATGTCGATCCGACCTGTGAAGTCCGTGGCGGAAGTCACCGCCACGGCACCCGATGACGATGGCGATGCCAAGTTTGGATCGGTGGAGTATTTCACCGTCACCGACGCAGCGACCTTTGTCGCGAAGCTGATGCGCGCGGTCGTGTCTGAAACAGAGACACTTGGCGTGATGTTCTGATCATCGGAATTAGGTGTCTCCACGATCGTAGGCGGGCCCACCAATGTCCAGTCGTTCGCGGAGGATCCGATCCTATTGCGCATCACGCCAGACGTGTACCTCTCCCCACACCGCACATACATCTGACAAGCCGTGGCCATTGTCGGATGAACGCTGAACAGCTTGCGCACGTTCACGGGGAATCCGAGATTGTACAATTCCGTGATCTCAGGGCCAGTCAGAACCCGGTTGAAATACTGAACTTCGTCGATCTCTTGATCGCCGTAGTTAATCGACGCATTGGAAACAAATTCGCTGCCGATGGTCAAGCGGTGCGAGGCTTCGGATAGTCCACCTGTCCACTTGCCCGTGTTGGTTCCGCTCCAAACATTCAAGGTCTGCAGTACGCCGTTACGGTATATCGTGATGGCGCTTCCGTTGGACTGAACCACCCAGTGCTCCCTCCTGCCTGCGACAAGAGTGCCGTTGGCTGTTATCAGGTCTACTGTACCCGCTGTTGCAGCCCGAAAACCCACCTCTAGAAGTGGTGTGTTCGCTGGGGAAGTGGATGCGTTTCGCCTCTGTGTGATCCAAAAGAAGCCTGCTGTTGCGCTCTTCTGCCCAACCGCAATAATACCCTTACGGCCGGTTGATGAAAGGAGCGTTGTCGGCTTGTACCAGAAGGAGAACGCACCTGCTGTATCGGCTCGGAACGTCGGATTGTCGATGTAGGCCAGTTGGTCCACACCATTTGTCTTCATCGCCTTGGTATTGCTCCAGTGGGCGGTATTTATAGCTGGTGGCTTCATCACACTGTGAGGTTACCTTCCACCCACCAAGTGTTCGTTGCCGCGTCGATCAGCGTTAGCGCAACACCGCCATAAGGCATCGCTGTCTTCAATGCCGCTCCGCCGGAAAGCAGTGTTACACCGGACCCCGGCGCGAATGTGATCTGACCAGCCGCGCTATTCGCAAAGCAGGTGACGGTCGTTAATTCGGGAAATGCGACATCACCTTGTGGCGGCACATAGATCGTGATCGAACCGTTGTTCGTTGGGATCACCAAGCCCCCCGCATCGGTAATTACCAGCGTGTCGGTGGTGCCTGAGAATGTTCGTTTGCCCCGGTACTTGCCAAGCTCCATGGCTTTCGTAAGCGCCTCTATAGCCTGCTGCGAAGTGCTGCCGTACACCCGTGGACCCACAACAAGGGTGATGCCCGTGAGGGTGTACGCGGGCACTGCCGTAGGGTCGGCCTCGTTACCCGCACTGCTCGCCACGGCAACCCCAGAAACGCCGATGTCGAGCTTCCAGAATCCCGCTCCGCTGTTGTCGTAGAAGAACACCGCCGTCGGGTCTTCATCCGCCACCCAGCTCATCTTACCTCCGATGATGAAGTTGGGCTTGAATTTGTGCAGTACGCCGTCTATCGTGGCTTGGAAGAACTGGATGAAGAGGTCTTCTTTGGTGGCTAGTCCAGCGGTAAGGGCCGAAGTAGTGACCACCACGTTGGAAGCGCTGGGGCTTGCCGCTCCGTTGATAGCGGCTAGTTCGTCGGCTGTGAGTTCATCTGTTCCGCCGCCGCCGCCTTCACCGTCGCGCTGGTCGTTGGCGTAGTCCGCATCAGCAGCCCTCACGTTGAAGTCCGCATAGGGCAGGTCACGGAACGCACCCGGACCGATCTTGCCTTTCTTGGTGTCGCTCTCGATAGCCAGTTGACCACTGGCCAAGGTCGCGTTGTCCGCGTAGAGCTGCGCTGCGGTCTTGCGTATCTGCTGTATGCTGCGGTCTAGGGTTGCCATTAGCCTCGGTAATTGCGTTGAGAGTTGGCCTTGCGCATGGATACCCCGGCACGGCTTTCGGTGTTGGTGCTGTCGATCCGATCCTCTGACCCCGTGATCGTGTCGAGTTCGGGATAGGTGGACTTGTTGTCCTTGAGGTAATCCAGGAGGAAGCCCTGCCGAACCTTGGCGGCATCTTCGGCGGTGGTAACCAGCTTGGAAAGTGTGCGCTCACCAACGGAATCGAACTGGTCTCCCTTCTTGATGAACACCCCCGCGCGGTCGGCTTCGGCGTATAGGCTTGGATACGCCAGCGAGAACGCCAGCCAGCACAGGAAGCTCTTGCCGTACCCCCTTTCGTCGGCCATGAGGTTCACGAAGCGCGTCTCGCTGGGTGATGCCTGCAACGCCGCGTAGAGCGCAACGCCAAGGTGTTTGCGGAACCGGATGTGTGCCTCGGTTATCCACTGCGCGATCTTGCGATCCTCCACCCCGGAGTTCATGCCGCAGATGGTAATGATGTCGGCGCGGGTGATGAGGTTAGCCATTGGGGTTGTCCTCTTTGGGATTCGCGTCCTGTTCCTCGTTCATATTGGCACCCGTACCTACTTCGATCAGCAGCATTTCGCCTTTCGGGTCTAGCTCCCCACCTTGCTCTTCTGGTACGCCGTCGATCGTGAGTTTTCCCAAGCCACCGGCCAAGCGATCCTCGTTCACCGTGCGGCTGCGTAGGTAGGTCTGGCGTTGTAGCGCTGGGTCGGTAGCCGGGTCGAAAGGCACCAACTGCTCCACCTCGCACGACACCGCTTCCGCCACTCCGCAGAGTTGAATGATGCGCAGCGCGTCGTCGGTGATCATCCACTGGACGGGCTGGATCTGCGTGCGTAGGAACTGCGTTACGGACTGGTCAAGGGCAAGGCCCTTTCCGCTCATTCCCGTGCTCACGTCTACGCCAGCAAGGATCGGAGGCAGACCAACCGATTTGTAGATGACCTGTTCGGCGCGGTCGGCCATCTTGTCGAGTTCGCCCGCGTGGTCGGCCCGCTTCAACGTGGTTACCGTCAGCGCTTCGTCTTTGTTCCCTACCGTGAGCATGTACGGCTTACCATCCGCGCCCATGAACACCTCGTCGAAATCCTTGTCGAGCTGTTCTAGGTCGGCTTCGTCAAGGTTGGTCTGGAGGTGAGCGAGAACGCCGGGCTTGAACCCACCGCGCAACTGCGATATGTTGAACTGTGGAATGTGTACCGATACCTCCACGTCCGTGATGGCGGCGAGGTAAGGAGGCATGCCGTAGTAGTCCTGCCCTTGGTGGTACTCCTTGGCGAACATGATCCCCTTCTTTGCGACCTTAGCCTCTGGGGTACCCCATGCAGGTATACGGATCTGCGGGTAGTCCTTGCTGTATCGGTTGGTCAGCTCCCAGTTGGAACACCAGCGGAAGAAGTTCACCCGGCCTAGTTCATCCTTCTTGCCACAGCGAAGCCGCATAGCGTCGATGTGATGGATCGCAGCAGGTTGCCCCAGTGTATTGTAGACCACCTCGAAGGCCCTGTCTCCAAGTAAAGCCATGTCCTTCGCCACGGCCTTACGCCAAGATGCCTCGCCATCCGGGAACAGCGCGTTCCATACTTCGGTGGCGCGTTCGATCTCTTCGCCGTTGCGGTCGCGGAAGATCGAACGCGCCACCGAAGTATGGAACGCGCTGTTCCCGGATGGCGAGGCATC